CTTTCCAGCAAGGCTGAAGTCTTGGCAAGGACTTCCAAAGGTGATAAGGTCGATGCTTGGGAGGTCTGCCCCTCGAACATCTGTAACTGATCCGACATATTCTGCGTTCTTAAATTTGTGTTTATATACTGCTATTGCGTGTTTGTCTACTTCTGAGAAGTAGCTTTTTACTTTGTATCCTGCTTTCTCAAAGCCTAAGTGGAAACCACCAATACCCGAGAACAGGTCTAGTTGATTAATTGTTTTCATTTCTCCCTTTTAGATGCTACCCACAAAGCATAGAAAACAGCAAGGCCGTAAGCTATTAAAGTAATTACCCATTTAAGCTCGATCATCTCTCTTTGGTGTTAAAGGTTATTACACTTCTTGTTACTGTATCAAAGATTTGATACTCTTCGTAATGTTCTCTCAATTCTTTAATACGATCTTCAGCTTCCTGTAATGTATCAAAGCTATCTATCATATCTTCCATACCGCCTTGAGGGTAGTAATTCCAAAAGGCAAAAAGTATATACTGCTTCATCTCTCGTTGGTGTTAAAGGTTTTTGTTTGTTGAACCATATGCAAAGCAAGTTGCATAAACTGCTTCACTTGTTCCTTGTTTGGAAGTTCTTCAGTAAATTGAATTTCACAGATAGAATAAAATGTATCACACCCACTACAAGAGCCGTAATCTACTTCAGTAAATATGTAGTCGGTTAGTGATGGCTGATAAGAACTGTCACAAAGTATAAATATTTGAGTGCCTTGATAGTCTCCATTATCAATGCATTGGTATCTGTCCCAATCCCACTCTTTGAAACTATACTTTTCTAATGGTTCGGTAATTACTAAACTAAATAGTTTCTTGTAAATATCATCATAAGATGAAGGCATATTATTAGTTAACCATTCTTCAAGAAGATGCTTACGCTCTTCCCATTGTTTTACGAATTCTAAAATCATCTCTCTTTGGTGTTAAAGGTTTTAATATTCCATTTAGTATGCGTGTCCCTGAACATTAGTTCGAGATCATTAGCCGAGCCTTCTCTAGGCTTCCTACCTCCGTAGTATATCTCGCCTCTTAGTTCCTTTAGGGTGCAGTATTTAATGCCGTCAGAGTACGCCCAAACAAACACAACGTTTTCGATTCTTGCTTGCCTCGCAAACTCCTGCACATCGACCAACTTTCTAAGCCCTACTAAAGGGCGGTGGTCATCCGATACCGAGCTTACCTTCTTTACTCCTTTTATCTCTACAACTGCTAAAGCCTTGCCTCCGTCATATATCGTATAATCGGCTTTGGCTAACGCTCCCTGATCTACAATACGCAGAGGTCTTTCCCCTACGAGTAGCTCAACAGCTTTTCGTTGGTAGTCTCTGTCGCTCTTAGTTTCAAATACTCGGCTCATATTGTTAGCTGCTCCTCCTTTCCTCGTAGCTGCTTAACTAAGTCAACCCCTCCAATAGTAAACCCTACGTTTCCTATCAGGCTACGCAATACGATAGGCTCGTCCATAGGCGTAGGCCTTCCTCCTGTTTCCATCTCCTTTACCTTCCTAACGTGTAAGTGCGAGTACATCCAATCCGTAGGGTGCTGCGAGTAACGATGTATTACCATAAAATCCGAAGCCCTGTTGACCCACTTACCGCCACCCTCAGAGTCTGCCGCCATAGGTGGGGAAGGGAAGCCCTCGTATAACTGTCCTTTCTTGTTTACTCTTCTCAGGGCTTCAGTAACTGCGTGGGTATTCAACCAAACGCTTACATTATTCTTAGAGCAAAATTGTCGCATCATTGAGGCTGCTAAATAGTCGTAGTCGTGGCCCGTTAATCCCGATAATGCGTCCTTATCTTTTGCTAGGGAGTTATAAGGATCTATTAAAAAGCCCTGATACGGCCACTCGTCGTAAATCTCCTGCGCTCTTTCTAAGAGCGATTTATAGGTCAACAGCTCGCTAATGTCCATTATCGTAAAAAACTGCTGCAAGTACATTAGGCTAGTTTCAAATGTCGCCATCGACATCTTTTCTAATACCTGACCGTTATAATACTCAAGTAATTTTTTCATAATACTATACGGCTCGTTCTCGCTTGAGTATATCAACCACTTAATGCCGTGCTTCATAGATAGCAATAACATTAAGTAAATCGTTAGGCTAGTTTTCCCCGTGTTGGCGTGGCCTAGTATTATGTTAAAATTTTTAGGTTTGAAGCGTAGGAATTGGTCGATGCCTTCGTGACCAAATTTGTACCCTTCCTTTACCCTTCCTTCTCTTACTGCTAATAAATCTTCGTGTAATTTGCTAAAATCAATCGTATTCCTCATTGTCGTTTCCCTCGTCTAATAGCTCGAGTCGTCTTAACATCATTTCATACTGCTCACGCATCTCGCTATATTCTAGCTGCAATCGAAAGTAATCCGTTGCTAGTTCTTTGTAAGCCATATCTTTTCGCCAAAGCGACTCTTGTAAAAATCTTTCTATATCTTCCATACCGTAATATAAAAAAAGGTCGGGTTATTTTCCCGACCTCTTTAAATTAATTTAGAACGGTAGGTCGTCCTCCTGCTCTCTTGCCGCAGCAGGTGCAGGCTGTTGCTCTTCAGTCTTAGGCTGTTGGTTAACCCAATCGTTGAAGATCTCAGCCACCTGCAATACTTGCGAGGCTTTTAGATTCATACCATTAGAGAAATCGACTGCGGCCTTTAATGCCACCTGACGTACGATTAATTTGTCCTTAGAAACTCCACCTCCTGAAGGCTTATACGAGCTATTACCTCCCGAGTAGTTGCCGTTAGGGTTTACTCTCTTAAATCGAGACTTCTCTACGTCGTAGGTATAGGTAAACTCCTCCCCCGATTGCGGTTCCCAAGTCTTAGTTAGGATACTTCCCGACTGCCCATTATCTAAATGGAGTTTATAGATTTTAAAGTCGTTCCAAGTTGTTTCGAACATTACGTCCTTAATGGTTGCTGTTTTCATATATAGCTAAATTAAATTTCAAAGTATTTTTTTTCCACGTAGTTGGCTTCCTCTTGAAAGCCCTGATCGGTTAGCAAATGCCAAACGGAGAGTGCGCCACTATCTGCGACCATTATTTCAATGATTTCGACGGACAGTCTCATTCGACCTCGCTTTTCTGCTCACTAATGTAAGCATTTATACAATCCTGAGTAAAGTTTGAACTCCAAGCGCTGTGGACCTCCGTGTGTCGGTAGATCCATAAGCGGGTAAGTTCTAGCTCGAGTTCGAGCGCATCGATTCTAGCTTCGTAAAGCTCTAGTAGTTGGTCCTTCATTTTTAATTTTAGTTGGTTAGACAGGACAATAATATAAAAACTTTAGTAATTCACAAAAAAAAGTGAATAAAAAAGAAAGCCCCACCGAAGTGGGGCTATCCAACCAACTATCTACAAAGGGAAACTAGCGTAGATATACTTTTACTATTGCAGTATCTTTTGTAAGCGAGCTATCAAATGTGAGTTTAACTTCTCCAATATACTTAGGGGAGTCATTAGGCAGAAATCCAAGGTCGACCAAACTATCACAAGTAAATTTTGAAACCATAATAGAGTTATCGAGATCATAACGGTAATTGCACCTAATATGAATTTTAGCAGCTCGATAAGAAACAACATCGAAGCGGTTAAGTTCCGCTTCAATTTCTCTTTTCCACTTATCCTTCTGCTGCTTGCGGTACGACCAATGTCTAGACGAGTAAAAAGCATTGAGCGAAGGTACTTTACCAAGCGTAATTTCAATTTCATCAGTCCATTGCATCGAGTAACCTCTCGCTTTTCTCTATATCGTACTTGCCTATGAGCTTGTAGATATGTCTACTTATGCTTCTTATGTTTTCTTTCTGTTCGGCTGTTGCCGTAGAGTCGTTAAAATTAGCGTGAATAGAGGTATCAATCGCTAATAATGTGTCTACTATCCCCATTTAGTTAGTTTATCTTAAATAGCTTACTGAAGTAAGCTATTAAACTTAGTATTAATAGTAATATAATTAAAACTAATATAAGTTTGTATACTCCAAAGGTAGGGGTTTTTTCTTGATATACAACCTGAGGTACAAAAATTTCTTTTTCTATCCTTATCGTATCAGGTAAGCACTCAGCTTCTACCATAATAGTATCGTAGGAGCGTTTTAACTGCACTCTAACACCGTTTCTCTGTAAAGTAATGGTATCTACCCTTTCGAGTACGAAAGTATCTCTAACGGCCTTTATTTCGGTTATTACTACCGTATCTACTTTTACCGCTTCCTTTTGTACAATAGCGGGATCCTTTGCAATCGCACGCTTCAGGTGATATTGCGCACCACACGACGTCAGCGTTAATGCTCCAACGACGACCCCTAACTTCCACAAGCTTCGCATTCCTCAGGGTTTTCTAAATTACAAGTCGGTTGCTCCTTGTTTTCTAATTCATTAACAAAGTTCTCGAAGTCATTCGAGAACCCAAAGTCGGTGTCGTTCATTCTCCCTTAGCTGCTTTGATAATGTTGCGGTATCTGTTTCTTGCTTCTGCGTATGTTGCTAGAGCCTTCTCGTCTACATCGGTAAAGCCTAACCAATAGCACCAAAATCGCTTATTACTCTCTTTGATCCAAAGCCAAAAAACCTTTAAATGTGTCATTACTTATTTTTGTTTTGATTATACATTATCCACCAACGCTGTGCTGTATACCCAATGGTAAGAACCAATAGCGCAATCTTTAAAGCCATCTCTATTTGAGAAAATGAAATAGCAAACGTCCCTGCATTCACCAAAATTACTTTTGCATCTGTCTCTGTCATTTTCTCGTAAATATTTTCTCTGCTCCTGCAATTCCGAAACTACCAAGAGTAACGACTAGGAAGCTATTATATACAAAATCATTTATCGGCAGCTCATAACCTAAAAACCCTGTAATAACATCTATTACCATAACGATTACCATAATAGCAAACGAGATAAAACCGATTACGGTTTTCTCGTTGTAGTCATTACTGCCCTTAAAGATCTCTACAAACTTTTTCATCGCATTAGGTGTGCAAACTTCTCCGAGACTTGGAAGCTCGGACAGGCTTTGTTAGCATATTCGTTGTGGCCGTGAAGCGTTGCTTCGGGATATTCAACCATCAAGCCTCTAAGTAGGTTCTCCATAGATTCTAGCTGCTTTCCGTGTAGCGTATCCTTCGGAGTCTTTCCGTCAGTCTCTACACCACCTACATAACATACGCCAATGCTGATGCTGTTCTGCCCTTTCGTATGCGCTCCGCTACGCTCCACAGGTCTACCGATACCAATAGTACCATCCAACTCAATGACATAGTGGTAACCGATGTCCGACCACCCTCTGCCATCAACGTGCCAATCTCTAATTGTAGCAGTCTTAATGTCCTGCCCCTCACGAGTGGCCGCACAATGCACAATAATTTTAGTAATGTCTCTCATTCCTCAGGTGTTAAATAGATCGTACCAATACCCTGCGCCCATATACTACCATCGCAGCACTCACGGCTGTAAGTATTACGATCTTTGCAGTAACAAGCTCTACGCCCTCCCCGTGGGGAGGTGCGAGAAGGGGTAAGGTTTTTATCTTCGTTATTCATTATTCAAGATCCTCGCTAGGTTCAGGGAAGTACTCAGGATGCAATGCTCTACAAGCCTCCGTCCATTCTCTAATAGCAGAGCTAGAGCCAAAGGTATGCACACCCATAGGCGCACACCATACTAGCTGCCCATCCCAAGAGCTGTCTGCCTCACC